ATTTCAATCGGTCTTCTCTAGTAGATTGTAAATACTCTAGAGGTATATGTTTGTTATTTCTAAATGTTTTACTCCACCAATTATTTTTTTGTAGTAAAGTACTGTCAGTTAGTCTAAATCTATATGTCCATTCACCAATTCCACCATCTGATTTTACTATAGTATATGAAAATCTATCTTCGGAATCAGAATAATTTTTTAACCAATCTAATATTTCTGTATCTTTTTGAGAAACACATATTAGTTTTTCTCTTTTAAAACCATCCCCAAGCCATAAGCCTATAAAGTAAGGGTCTAAATGTAAATTAGATTTTGAGTACTCTACATTAGCAGTTAAACTTTCATATTTTTTATTTTCTTTTAACCCCTCTAATAGAAGTTCTACATCTTTATCATATTGAGGTAAATGATTATACTCTTTTAATTTAAGAGTATGAGCAGTAGTTACTGTATAAGGTTTTCCATATTTAGAGGTTACTTTGAAAAGTTGTGATTTTCCAGTATGCAATCCTGTAACCGTTCTTTTTTTACTATCAGGCCCTAATAATTCATCACCTACAATTATGTTTTTTACAGACTTTACAGTACCATCAAACATTCTAATATTAACCTCTTCTCCATGACATCCAAATAAGTCTAACCCCATTGCATTGTTTTCATACATTGGTAGACCCATTGGTTTCTCAAACAACTGTCTTAAATATTGTCTAGCGGAAATATAAGTCTTTAATTCACCTTTACTGTTGTAACAAGATGGATGTAAGAAGTTACCTAATTTAAAATCGAGTAAATCTCTATTACAAGAAAATACATCATCATCCTCAAATCCACTAAAACCCCTAGCCTCTAACCAGTTATAAAAGAATTCCCATTCTATATCTCTTAGGTAAGGTTTGATTCTTTTCTTTGGTGCAGTTTTAGGAGCATCTTCTGGTCTATGTAATATAATACCGAAGTTAACATAGAAGAATAAATTTGGAGTCATATATCTCCAAGAGGTAGATTTTATAGTTTGTAATTCAGTGTCAGTCTTATCTAAGTTGACTTTAACTTTAGCATCATCAATAGACCATAGTCCCTCAATACAACGTTTTTTTGCTAAACTCCACCACTGTACATATTTCAATGACATTGGGTGATGAGTTGGTATCTCGTCAATTAAGAAATTCTTTCTATTATTTATTCTGATTACATTCATTATATCTTACCTGATTCACTTGCTGATTTAGATGCTCCAGCTCTTAATGAACCTTGTGATTGTTCTTGTTTTAACATATCCTTTATAAGGGATAATTGTTCACTAAGTTTTGTAGTATTGAGCATCATTTTATCTAATTGGTCAGCAGTACCTTTTACAAGTTTAACTTTACCATTAGAAGATTCTTCATACTCATCTAGACTATATCTTGTAGTGTTAATAAAGTTACCCCTATCCACTAGTTTTCTTTCAAATCTAACTAGTTCCTTTTCAGCTATAGTAAGACAACGTTCTTCATATTCATCAATCAAGTGTTGTACTTCTATCCAATTAAACTTCTTATTCTCTAGATATTCATCTGCAATCAATAACTTCTTATCCTCTTCAGAAATATTCTTCCAAGGGTTAGCTTCATTAGGGTCTATTAAATAAGCAATAGCCCACATAAGTTGTGAGCTATTGTCTTTCTTCTTAGACTTATCTTCCTCAAATAAAGTATTGAACAGTTTAATTGTTTTAAAAGAAGGATTTAAATCCCAGAAGTTTAAGTCTGGATTAAAGTTTTTAACTATTGTGGTCATAAAATCTGGAATTATCATAAGTCATTGGCTTATTCCTAATATTAGATTCTCCTATTACACAATCTAAATCATCTATTTCTCCTTTTTTACGCCATACAAATCCAAATAAACTTCTATATTTTTTTTCTATACTTTTTTTATTTAAAGTATAATATTTTGTATGTGAAGGATGTACAGGTATTTTGTTAGAATTTCTAGCTTCATATATAGTCATGGGTCTTTTAATCTTAAGATTAATTATTGCATGTTCTTTATTGAAAAACTCTAATTTATATTCTATATTATATTCACCCCATAATTTTTCTTCATAATTATTAAACAATACTACAGGTTGACCAATATTTATGTGTTGCATTGTACCTTGACCATGTTTTTGTTTAAATAAATAAGCACCTTTTTTACTAAAGTAATATCTATTAAGTTGTTGTTGAATTTCTCCATTGTGATAAACTACAAAATCTTTTCCAATTTTATTAGATTTACAATAATCATAAATATGTAAATCATATTTATCAGGATTAGATATAAATTCTCTAGGTGAAATATCTTTAGTATAATAAGCTTCTAAAGCTTTTGCTATTACTAATTCATCTACAGAATTTCCTAATAATGGTTTAGGAACAAACAATCCTTTTTGTTTATATTTACCATCTTGAGTTATTGCAATATAATTATTTACATTTTTATAAATAATTTTAGAATATATTTCATGTTCTAAATCTAAATTAAATTTACTACATGTAATATCTAAAATATCTTTATATTGTTGTAATTGATTTTTTGGAACAATTACTTCAATTCCATCAGTGTTGGCTGAAACAACTTGCCAATTATTAATAATACAAACTTCAATACATTTAGTTAATATAATTTGACCAATTAATCGTAATCTCATAGCTCCTTCAGGATAATATAACCAACTATGTTGATTATCAATTAAACCTGATGTTGAATTAAGAATAAGTTTAAGAAAAGTATCTTTAGCTTTATCTTTAGCTTTTTTAGCAATTAATCTTTCAGTCTTAACTTCCTTATATCTATTCAATACTTCATTAAATCTTAAACAACCATAATTAATCATTAAGTTTGGATATAGTGAAGCAACATCTGATGTAATAACAATATTATCTTCAGTTGTTTCATATTGTTCATTTTCATTAACAGAATGTAAACCACCAATACCATATGTTAATTTAATAGATGTATTTGATTGATTAACAACTAATTCTTTACTAAAACTATTTTTAGAATTTAAAATATCAAACCATAATTGTTTAAATATAGGTAATTGAAATTCTGGATCAAAATCATGTAAACATTCATTTAAATATAAAGTAGGTTTTTCAAATCGTTCTTTTCTGACATCATTTACATATTTACCTGTAATTCTACAATAATCTTGTAATAATGCTTCAGAAGCAATCTTAGGTGCATCATATGACCAACAATTAAGTTTATATTCTTTTATCTCTTTTTAAGTATCACGAGGAATATGATTACTACACATACAGTTAGAAACGACGTTGTTTCAACACCAGAAAAAATAATGACAGAAAAATCCTGTACTTATTTTGGTGAAACTTTCGGGTGGAAGAGAGAACTTATATCCGACGAAAAATATAAAAAGATATACAAGCACACAACACCTAAAGGATTTATATTCTTTACATATATCGGAATGAAAATAGAACATTCTAATAATTTATTTGTAAATATTGACGTATGGAACGAATATTATGGTAAGAATATTCTTATTGTTTTATCTGATTTAAGAAAATTCTGCCTTGCAACAGGTAGCGCATTTCATGCTGATCCTTATATTCATGCAAAGAATGAAGGGCGGCGTGAAGTATTTGAGCGAATCCGCTCTTATGTCAATGTAAGTGAAAACGAGATTTACCAACTAACTGAACGATTGGAGACTGAAGATGACTGATGAAGCGATAACTGCACCTGCTGCTACGGTTGAAACGCCTGCCGCAGTAACGACAGCCGCGCCTGCTACAAGTGAACCGCACTGGTCTGGATTTAGCGACCCTGTGGATATTGGGTATCTTGACAACAAAGGATGGAAGTCGCCTGCCGATATTGGGAAGGTGGTCAAGTCTTATCGTGAAGCCGAAAGAATGCTTGGCATTTCAAAAGCCAATCCTGAACGACTACTGGTTATGCCTTCAGACTTTGAAAACAAGGATGAAGTTGATTCCTTTTACTCGAAACTAGGTCGCCCATCTGAAGCCGCTGGTTATTCGTTTCTGAAAAACGAGGCTTTTGATAAGGACATTGCCGCTAAACTGTCCGAGACTTTCCATGCGAAAGGGCTGAATGATGCGCAAGCCACTGAAGCATTAACAGCATTTTCTGAAATATCCAGCGTAAAGAAAGCTGAATACGATCAGCAAGTGTCTGAAATGACAGAGCGTGAAATTGATGAAACCAAAAAAGAGTGGGGTAATGCTTTGCAGCAAAACCTGCTTTTAGGTAATCAGGCATCTGATGCTTTAGGGCTGGATGAAAACGATCTGAAAAACCTTGAGGCTGCTCTTGGCCCCAAAAAACTGCTTAACATGCTGGCTGATGTTGGGCGCAAGATGGGTGAGGCTCCCGCTCTTGGGCTGGGTAACAATGCTAATTCGTTTGTTGATACACCGGGTCAAGCCATGGCGAAAATGAATGAGCTGAAAGCCGATGCCAATTTTATGAATGCGCTGCTTGATGAATCATCTGCCGGTCATGCTGCTGCCAAAGCTAAATACAACGCTTTGCGCGATTCTGCTTTCATATCTTGACAAGTAAGTAAATACCAACTAACCTATCGTCTATGGCTGGTAACGGTCATAGGCGATAACCTTCTTTTAAGGCCGCCAGTGCTTAAAAACACTGGGCCTGTCAAGTGACAGAGAACCCGAAAACACTTTTATTTATTGTTTTCATAAGGGGAATCTTATGTCTTTTGAAATTACACAGGCGTTTAACGCCAAATACAGCGACATGGTGCAGCTCAAGCTGCAACAAAAAACATCCAAATTCCGTCCGAATGTCATGGTTAAGTCTTACCAAGGTAAAGCTGCACAAGTTGTACAGCAAATCGGCTCCGTGAGTTCACAAGAGCGCACTTCGCGTCATGGTGATACTCAATACTCAAGCACTCCGCATGATTCGCGCTGGGTTTATCCTCGCACGTTTGACGTTGCTGATCTGATTGATGATCCAGATAAATTGCAAATGCTGATTGAGCCAACAAGCGAATACTCAACCAACCATGCTGCGGCTCTTAACCGCGATATGGATGATGTGTTGATTACCGCTGGTTTTGGCACAAGCAAAACAGGTATTGACGGTGGTACTTCCACTACCTTCCTTTCTGGTAACGTGATTGCTTCCAGCTCTTTGGGTATGACGGTTGAAAAACTGGGCAGCCTGATTGAGCTTGTTGGTACACATGAAATTGATCTGGAAACAGAACAGTTGTTTGTTGCCATTTCGCCTAAACAGCACAATGACTTGTTGAAACTTTCACAAGTAACAAGTGCTGACTTCAACGGCTCACGCCCAATCCTTGTGAATGGTCGCGTAACCGAGTTCATGGGCGCACGACTGATTGTGACTAACCGCCTTCCTGTAAACGGAAGTTCAGAGCGCCGTTGTTTGGCATGGGTTAAGTCTGGTCTTTGCCTTGGTATCTGGGGCGATGTTCAGTCAAGTGTTGACCGCTTGCCTGGTAAGAAAAATTCACACCAAGTATTTTCTACTCTTACTATCGGCGCTACCCGCGTTGAAGAGAAGAAAGTATTTGAAATCGCTTGCACTGAATAAGGAGACTGACCATGGCTACTGCTGAAATTTTAAGTGACCTGATTACAAACACTGAAGCATCGCCTCGCGTGATGAACAATGTTTGCAATGAAATGGGCAAGGCGCGCATTATCTCCGGTACTTTCGAGACAACCACCTCTCTTGATGCTGCTGACATCGTGGCTCTTTGCCGCTTGCCTGCTGATGCTTCTGTCAAGTCTATCAAGTTATACCTTGATGCACTGACAAGTGGCGCTGTTGATATTGGCTTGTACACCGGCACGGTTTCTACCGCGCTGACTGTTGCTGATGTTGATGCCTACGCTGCTGCTGTTGCGATTGGCGGCGGTGCTGATAAAGCTGGTCTTGAAGTTGCTTTTGAGGCTCGTGATATTGCGAACATTAACAAGAAAGTGTACGAGGATTGCGCAGATACCGCTGGCGAGTTTAGCGACTATTGGTTGTGCATGACCGTTACGACTGACCTTGGTGCTGCCGCTACTGTCAGCTTCGTTGTTACTTTGGCCTGCGCCTAACTTATAGCCCCGCTTCGGCGGGGTACTTTTTGGAGGTTTTATGGCTACTGCTGATAAATATGATTTAGCGTACAAGAAAGTAACCGAGTTTGAAGCATCTGATGCTTTGGCTCTTACTGACTTGTTTCCTACCGCTGACCCTACGACTCAAAAGGTTTATAAGGCGACTGGTACACAGTTAGTTGCATTGGTAAACGCATCTGCACAAATTCCATTGACGGAAGCTGTAACGGCTGAAACTGAAACTGTTTCTGCTGCTGAATCTGGCAAGGTGTATGTTCAGACTCGTTCTTCTACGACCGTTACGTTCACTCTGCCTGCTGCTGCTGCTGGCTTAACCTACACGTTCGTATGTGGACATGCTTCAAGTGAGATTTTAATCACTCCCGCTACTGGCGATGCGATTGTTGGTAAAACTTCTGGTGCTGATGATGGCACTGGTATCGCTCCTGCCGCTGGCACTGGTATTAAAAACACTGCTGCAACCAATGTTGTTGGCGACCATTGCACACTTGTTGCGCTGGATACAACTACTTGGTACATGACTTCTGTTGCTGGTGTTTGGGCTTCACAATAAAACTTAACCCGCTCGAAAGGGCGGGTATTTTCTTGGGGTTATCATGGCGACTGATGTTACCCTATGTAACAGGGCTATCCAGAAAGTAGGCGGTCAACCGCTTTCTACGCTTGCTGACGATACTGAAGCGGCTCGTGCCTGTAACCGTATTTATTCCGACATTATCCTTTCCGAATTACGCGCTAATAACTGGAATTGCGTTATTAAACGCGCCATTGTGTCGTGTGATAAAACTATTACGACAGTATCAACCGCTGCTGATCCGGTATTCACTACTTCTGCCGCGCACGGCTTTTCAGTAGATGATTATATTTACATTGAAGGTCTGGACTGGGATGAAGCTGGCGACCCTATTCCTAATGGTGTTTATCGCGTATCAGCGATACCTTTAACCACCACATTTACAATTACTGATGATGGCGCGGCAATATCGACTGTTGGTTATACTTGGACAACTTCCGCCACAGGAACAACCAATCTATCCGCTGCATGGGGCTTTACGGCTTCCTTTGCGATTCCGTCCGACTGCCTGCGTGTTATTGAGCTGAACAATTATAGTGGCTTACACGAGATTCTAGGGGCTTCTGGCAAGGGCTATGCAGACTTCTCTATCGAATCGAATCGCATCCTGACTAATTCCAATGATGACTTGGAAATCAGGTATGTCTGCACCATTCCAGTAACTGCCGGAACGACTATCACGCCTGTTCTTGATTATCTGCTTCAGGAAGCTATCTGCCTGAAAATCGGTATCGAGATATGCGAAATTCTGACTGAAGATCAGGGCAAGAAAAATCAGTTATGGCAGGAATACAAGATTGCCATTACTCAAGCGAAACGGTGTGACGCTATTGAAACGCCGGGCTATGCGCTTGATGAAGATGATTGGCTGAATGCACGACTATGAGCAAAATATCGAAGCTAATAAACAAGTTCAATTCCGGTGAATTGTCGAAACTTGTTCACTCTCGCGTTGATTTTAATAAGCGCGAAGGCGGCGCTGCTGTACTCGAAAACTTCATACCTTTAATTCAGGGGCCGATAACTTCACGGTCTGGCACTGTTTACTGCGCATCATCTTTTAATAACCGTTGCGGGCTTATTCCTTTCGAGTATTCTGTAGATCAGGCGTACATGATTGAAGTGTCTGCCAATATGTTCCGGTACATAAAGAATCATGCAATTATCACTCGTACTGTTGGGACGGCTACTGCTTATGCGAAAAGTACAAATTCTGCTGTTTCCAGTATTACTGCGGCGACTCCTTCTGTTGTTACTCTTGCTGCCGGTCACACAATATCCGCAAACGATCATTTTTCATTTTCCGGTGTCGGTGGCACTCAAGCTGCTTATTTGAACAATAAGGCATTTATTGCGCAAACTGTTGACGCTACACATATCAACACATTTAAAAGAAACGCGCAAGAATCAACGGTTACTGCTACTTACGGGTTTCCTGCAACATACACATATACAGCCGCGTCAGATTTCGTTATTAAAGGGCCGCGATTTACTCTTGCCGCGCACGGACTGATAACAGGCGATGTTGTATTGCTATCTGGCATTACAGGTGGCGGAGATTTGGCAACTGCGTTAAATTCAGCATATTACCGTGTAATGAAAGTTGATGCTGATAATTTTGATCTGTTTACACTAACGTCCGGCGGCGCTGTTGATACTTCTGCTATTGCGGACACAACTATTACTGGTAATGTATTTACTTGGGTTGGTACATGGCACCCGTATTCACAAACTGATTTATTCCCTACCGCTACGCCTTCAATAATGGCGCTTGGGTATACTCAATCAACTAATACTTTGTTTTTGGCTAATAAAGCTAAAGTGCAAATGACACTAACAAGGTCGGATGATGATTCTTGGGTCTACGCTCCTTATCGCACTTATGATGGGCCTTATCTAAACAATAACATCACCACAACTACAATGGTTGTTACTGCTGGAACTGATGACTTGGTAGCATCCGCTGTTACAGGGGTGAATGACGGTGCAGGATTTACGCAAGATGATGTAGGTCGTGATATTCGCGTATTGATAACATCCACTGCATCCGCATGGGCGTATGGAACGATTGTTGCCGTGAAAAGCACTACCACAGCCGATATTGCTATTGAGGCGGCTTCTGGGACTATCGGGTATTTATCAGGTGTTCGCACTTGGCGTTTAGGTGTCTGGGGTGGAACAAACGGCTATCCATCTACAGTGTCTTTTTATCAGGATAGATTGTGCTGGAGCGGCAGAACTGCTTATCCAGAACGTGTAGATATGTCCATGAGCGGAGTGTATAACCGCTATAACCCGACATCACCAAACCCTGATATTGCTGTTACTGACGCAATGACTTACTGCTTTGGCTTATCACAAGATGCCACTGATGAATGCGCTATTTCTATTTCACTGCTATCAAATGAAGTGAATTATATCCGCTGGATTGCTGGCACTGAAAAAGGGCTTGTCATTGGTACTGCCGGTGGTGAGTGGCTTGTATCAGCATCACAAGGTGCTGCCCTCACGCCAACAAACGCATCCGCTGTGCTTATTGCGCCTTATGGAAGCGCACCTATACAGCCTGTAAGGATAAGCTCCGGCTTAATACATGCGCAAAGATCATGCAAAAAAGCTCGCGCATTGTCACACGCTGAAACTGTTGATGGATATTCGTCTACGGATATTACTTTATCGTCTGAACATATTTTAGATTCCGGCGTATGCTCTATGACTTACCAAAAAGAACCTTGGTCAGTTATATGGATGGTGCGTGACGATGGTGTTCTGGCTTCATGTACCTATGATGAATCTGAATCAGCTCTAGGATGGGCGCGTCATACTATTGCGCCTTATGTCGGCCCATCATCTACTGCTTTTGTCGAGTGTGTTGCATCTATTCCTGATCCTGCCGGTGATAGAAACGATGTATACATGATTGTTAAAAGAATTTATAGCGGCGTAACTACAAGAACAATTGAGTATTTTGGTCGTGAATTTATCACTGATTATGAGTCTGGAATCATGGATTCCGTCTGCCTTGATGCCTCATACACGGTATCGGATACATCATCTAACACTATTACGGCCTCATGGCTGGCAAGCAAGATAGCAACCGTGGTGGCTGACGGGCAAGAGTTTGATTCTCTTACCGGAAACGGGTCTGGTGTGTTTGCGGTTACTGGTGGTTTGGCTTATAGAAACCTGTGTGTTGGCGCGCCATTTACCGCTAAATATGAAGGACTTGAGATATTACCTACAGGTGACCGTGCGCCTCAAGGAGTGGGCAAAATCAAGCGCCTTAATCAGGCTGTCATTAAGCTATATAAATCGCTGTACGGGCGTATGGGACGGCATACCGATCATGTTGATTTGATACCAAGGTTTACAACAAAGATAATTTCTGGAATATCAATTTCTACTGTTGGCATTATAACCACCACCACTCCGCATGGCTTCAAAACTGGCGATATTGTTTTGATATACGGCATAGTTGGTACAGCGGGGACGGATGCTTCTGGCGGGCTGAATGGCGAAACGTATAAAGTGTCTTATGTTTCCGGCACAACATTCTCGCTGCGAACAATGGCAGGCGTTATTGTGCCAACTACAGGAAAGGCGTACACAGGCGGCGGGTCTGTTTTACAAGTGTGTAACGGATACCGCGAAATGGGCTTCCCGGGCGATTTTGACCGCGGCGCTCAAGTGTGTATTGAGCAACGTGATCCGTTTCCGATGACTGTTGTATCGGTTACAATAGACCTAGATACGAAGGAATAGTTATGGCTGCATTATTCGGTAATTACAATCCTTATATGGATAGCAAATATGGCGTTAAACCCAGCAAATTCCAGTTCTGGAATGATGGGGTGGGCGACAATTCCAGTCGTATTCAGGAATTGAAAACCGGCGTGTCAAAGGGTCAATATGCCGGTGCGCTAAAAGCTGGATTAACGGGCTTTTCTGAATCCGTCACTGGTACGCAAAATGCCGGTATTTCAGAGATGCAAGCACAGTCTCTTGAGGGGATGGGCAATCAAGCCGCTATACGGTCACACAAGGAAAGCGGTCAGGTTATTGGTAATCAGATAGCCAGCCAAGGCGCAAGCGGTCTGCAAATGTCTGGATCGGCTCTTGATGCGCTCAATGAATCCTATCGTGAATCTGAATATGATGCCTACCTGAAAAAGCAAGCATACACGGTTGAGGCTTCTGCTAAAAAGATACAGGGAATGCGTGACAAGGTTTCCAGTGTTTCTGGATTGTTGTCAGGCTTTGCTGGCGCTGCACAAGCAATGAGTTCAAGCAATGCCTAGAATCACTACTTATCAATCTAGCGCTGCACCGCAAACCACTACGGCGGTTGATCGTGCGCAAAACTACGGCATCGGTATTATCGGGGATATTCTTGACCAGATAAAACAAACTGATGCGCGTGATAAGCTGATCCGTGACAAGCAATGGGTTATCGGCAAAACGATTGAATTCAAGCAAGAGCAGCTTAAAAAACAGCAAGAGCTTGAAATGTCTGCCGGTGCTGGCGCTGACGGTCATGCTGAACGCGTTGCCGCTCAATACGATACCGATGTTGACCAATGGGTAAATAGCAATGACGCGCCAAGCGAAGATGCACGCATGGCGTTTAAAACCCATCTTCAGGATTATGGTCTTGGAATAAAGTCTAATGCCTATCAATTCCAGTCTACCGAGTCTGCACGGTATTCGCACGAAACTGTATTGAACAGCATCAACACGCTTGGCAATCAGCTAACCACTAACCCTGAAACCTATGATGATGTTATGAAATCGTCACAGGATATGGTTGCTACATTGCGCGGCAAGATACCTGAATCCAAGATACTTGAAATCCAGAACGATGCTGCCGGTGTATTGAATTGGGCGGCATCTTCAGGGCGCATGAAAAAGAATCCGTATCAAGAATTGGCTATGCTTAATTCCGGTCAAATGGATGACAAGTTTAGCATTGAAAAAAAACAGTCTTTAATCAATGCCGCTGAAGCTGAAATTCGCGGACGTGAAGCTGATGCCAAACAAGCACAAGCCCAGCAGTATCAGGCGTTTAATTCTGATCTTGAGATAAGAGCAATCAAGGGTGATTTGCCAATCAACGAAATTGAGGCGCTGTATCATTCCGGTAAACTGCGTCCAGAGGATAGAGCGCAATATACCCGCGCTGCATTGTCAGGAATTGAAGGAAAGGAAAAGAAAGCAGAATCACTGATGATGGGTAATGCTTTTATTCGTGGTGAAGCTGTGGCTAACCCATACAGCACGGATCATGTAAATTCAGTGAACGATATTACCGATTCCACTATCAGGGCAATGAGCGAGAGCGGGAAAAGCTCAAGGGAAATAATGTCTGCTGTCAATGGTATTTCAGTAAAAACAGGAATCGTGCCAAAAGCTGCTGTGAATTTTATTGAAGGCGGGTTGATGAATAGCAATGACCCTGAAATTATTGTCAATTCAGCTAATGCGCTTATTGATACGGTTGCTAAAAACCCTGTTACGCAAAACTCGTTTAACGAGAAGGCGCGTACAAAAGCACACTTGGTTCAAACGCTTACCACTTATATGACGCCTGAACAAGCTGTAACCAAAGCTAATGAGCTTTTCTATCAGGATGATAGTGTCAAGGCTGAACGCAAGCAGAATATCGAAAAGATCGAGGCTGAAACGAAAAAGAATAATGGTGATTTTGGCTTTGAAAAATGGTATGGAAACGAATTTGATGAAGGCTTTTTTGATATGGGCGCAAGCCCTGCCACCGCTGGATTAAAGCAGCAATACATGGATGCTGTTCGCGTAGCGTATCAAGATACCGGAAACATGGAAACATCCGTAAATATCGTGCAATCAAAAATGAAAGGCAATATTGGGTATTCATCTGTTGGCGGCACTAGAAAGCTGACAATGCACCCGCCTGAAAGGTTCTATTCACTACCAATGGATACGCCTGAAAAAACAACTGAATGGCAGACTGACCAGTTAGCGTCTTTTGCGTTAAGTCGTGGATTCAAGAATTACCAAAGGATTGAAGTCTCTCCGCATAATACCTTGAAATACGGTAAAGACGGAATGCCAAACTACAAGATAACCGTCATTGATGAAAGCGGTATTCCAGTGATTGTGCGTGATGGTAATCAGCCTGCTGTTTGGCGACCAAACACAGAATTTGAATACAAGAAAAGATTTAGTCATGCAAAGGCGGCTAAATAATGGAACCAATTACTGACTTGGCACAAGTAGGATCGAATCTATCTGCTGAAAATCAGCAAGGTTTTTCTGGACTTGTTGCGCCTATCGAAACAGCTCCGCAAGAATCGTTCAATACAATGGATTGGGTTGATTCTGTTTGGCAGACGGGGAATAGTGTTCGCGCTGGGCTTGGGTATTACGGCTCAATAACCGACAATGAGCATATCCCTGATGTGCCTGAAGAAAATATGTTTCAGTCACTCAAGCCGTATGCTGGATATTTAGACAGGTTTGAAGGCGTAACATCTGCGCGTGAAGTGCAGCAAATAAAAACCCGCATTGATAACGAAATGCTTAATGGCAGGGTAATGTCTACGCATGGGTTTTGGTCTAATCTGTTGATGACCGTTCCCGCTGCTTTAGGTGATCCGCTTAATCTTATTGGTTTAGGTGAAGCCGCTGCAATACCAAAAGCTATCAATGCTGTCAGGATTGCTGAAGCTGGCGCTCAAGCTACTCGCTTTGCTGCTGGCGCTGCACGGATTGCTGCTGAAATGACACCTTCTACGCTTGCTATTTACGCATCTACTGAAACACAAACGCCTGCTGATCTTGCGCTTAACTACTCTTTAGGGCTTGGGCTTGCAGGAATGATACATTCTATCCCGCATATCCGCGCAAGAATGGATGCTAATGGCGTTACTCTTGATGATACCGCTGTTGCCGCTACTCACATGATTAACACTGAAAAGTCTATGGGCGCTGCAATGTCGCGTTCTGGTTCAGGATCAGGAATTGATATACAAATTGAAGGGCGCACCAATGAACAGCTTTTAGCCGATATGGAAGTTGTTGGCGAAAAATACATAAAGAGAACAGGGCAGCAATGGATTGACCCGCTTTTCCGTGCGCAAACTTCTGTTGGGTCAGGAACAGCAAGAGCTGCTGCTGCTGCGTTAAATGATTCGCACCTGATGACAAAAGAAATGCTCCCGACTGTTGACGAAAATGGACAGATAACAGACTGGGGTAGAGAGAAGCAGGTATCTGTACAGGCGATAGCGCGTAGTTTTATCGGGGCGCACGAATCTGCTGTTACTGACATGAAAGGGCTGTATCAGGCATACAGGGTGTCTAAAGGCGCTTCTGCACCTAACTCCCATGTCGTGACTGTTGTTGGTGATTTTGTGACTAGACCGCAAGGGCTTTTAACGATTGATGAATTTTCAGAGCGCGTAGGAAAGGCGTTAAGAAATAGCGACACAGCTATAAAGTCGAATGATGCTCTTGCTGACAAATATGTGACTGAATCCGCTAAAGCATTCAGAACGAAAGTGTATAACCCTATCTTTGAGCGGGCGCAATATGCGGGGTTGGTTGATGATGATATTACTCTTTCTACTGCAAGCTCGTACCTGAATCGTATTTATGATGTTGATGCGATAGTGGCTAACCGTGCTGGATTCTCACAAAAGATTTCAAACTACCTTGCTGGCAAGCAAAATGAAGTGCGTGAATTTTATCCTAAATTAGTGGATGAGCTGAAAAAGCTGTATGACACTGAATCAGGCTTGAATGAAAAGATCAAAGCTAACGATGCTGAAATTCAGAAGATTAACGAAAAGAATATGATGGTTACTGCATCGGTAGCCAAGCTGCGTACTGACCCTGAAAAACTGGCATCTGATATTGCACAGGTTGAGCAGCAAATAAAACTTGCCGACTACGCGCAAAAGAAAACCAGCAAAACCCTTCAGTCTCAAAAAGTCGCTATTGACAAGGCCGAACAAAATCTTATCGACACGCAAAAGGCTACTGACGAATTTATCAAAACATCACCTGATTCAGCGTTGCTTGATGCTGGTGTTGATAAAGCATTGAGAGAAATGGCTTCAGAGGAAAACCCGCATTGGTGGAATAAAGACCTTGGACAGACAGATGAAATTATCGCTGCGCTGGACAGGTTTCAGGCTGGCAAAAAAGTAAGCGCGAAACTTATGCAGCAACTAAATGACCGCGTAGGTATTGCCGAGGATTTAAAATACACAGAATACCACCCTAACGAGTCTACTCCTGCTCCAAATGTAATGGCGAAAATAGAAAAAGCCCGCGCAGAGGTAAAAGCCGCACGCGCCAAACATGCTGAAATTGTTGGCAAGGAAGATTCAGGCGTTAAGCAGAGTCGTATTGCTATGGAGCATGAGCTAACAAAGCTAAAAACCATGCAAGAGGTTATTGACAGGCAGGGTCTTGCTAAAAAGCTGGCAAAGGAAAACGAGATACACATAAACCATATCCGCAAAATATCGCGTCAGATACTTGTCAAGCATGAAAGCAAGGATGTTGCTGAAAACCTTATGGAAGGCAATATTCAAAAGCTGACTGATGAAATTTTCCACAAGATAACCAAAACTGGTGGCAGAATATCAAGCGGCTTTGACGATGGTATCGGCGCTAGAGGCGCTGCACTTGATCGTACTTTAGGCATTCAGGATGTTGAGCTTGAGGACTTCCTGATAAACGATGCGCGTCATGCTTCTGAACAGTATGCAAGAACATTTGGCACTGATGTTGCTATCACTGAAAAGTTCGGTGATCCGAAAATGGAAACCACTCTGAACAAGGTGAAAGCTGAATATCAGGAAAAGATGAGCGGGCTTTCAGGTGATGCGCTGCAAAAAATGAATAAGGAAATGAATCAGGTAATAAAGTCTCTTGAAGGTAACAGGGATAGATTGCGCGGTATGTATGAAATGCCTGATAGAGACAAGTGGTGGTCTGATTTAATGCACCGTTCAGCTTTCTTTGTTAAATCGCTTAATACCTTACGGTTGATGGGCGGTACATTGGTTGCGTCTTTAGGCGACCCAATGAACATGATTATGACCTATGGTGTTAAGTCGTTCCTAAATGACGGATTAGTGCCATTGGTTAAATCCATGAATTCCATGAAAGTCGCTAATATGTCTGCTGAAGAATTAAAGTTAGGCGGCACGGCTCTTGAAATTGAGCGCAGTGGAATGTGGGGCGCTATCAATGAAGTATGGGATGGCGCTGGAAGCGATACCGCTGCTGAAAGGGCGTTAAAATCAGGTGTTCGCGTGTTTGGATACGTCTCATTGGTTTCACCTTGGAATCAAATGATGAAGCGCACGGCTGGTACGTTGGTGCAAAATAACGTACTACGAAGCATTATGAAATACGATTCGCTTACACCTGTTGAAGTGAGGAATCTTAATCAGATTGGTATTGGTAAAGACAAAGCATTGAGAATCAAAGCTCAATTAGACCGCCTCGATAGCGAAGGACATATTCTTGACCAAAGCGGCGTTATGGTTGCTATGTCTAAAAAGTGGGATGATGCGCAATTACAAGAGCATTACCGTGCTGCCATTGCGAGCGAAGTGGATAGAATCCATGTAACGCCTGGCGGTGAAAAGCCTTTGTTCATGTCTACCGGCATGGGTTCTGTAATTATGCAATTCAAGTCTTTCATTCTTTCGTCGCATCATAGAATTATCCTTGCTGGATTGCAGCGCCATGACGCTAATTTTCTTTCCGGTATTGTTGGATTAACTGGAATGGGAATGCTTATTTACAAGCTGAAAAAAGGCGATAAAACTTCTGATGATCCTGAAGTATGGGTAAGGGAGGGGCTGGATAGAGGCGGCGTGTTTGGCTGGTTTATGGAAGCTAATAACATGGTTTCAGGCGCTACGGGTGGCGCGGCTGATGTGTTCAGGGTTATCGGCGCTGAAAAGCCTGTCTCACGGTATCAGACAAGAGGGGCATTCGGTTCTTTATTTGGCCCGTCATTCGGTGCTGGTCAGGATTCATACGGCATTATTCGTGATATTGCCAATGGTGAAGTAGATGCTTCTACAATGCATAAATCAAGAAGCCTGCTACCGTTTCAAAATCTTTTCTATGCTAAAGGCGTTCTGGATACCGCAGAAGAAAACATATCGGCTTACTTTGGCGGGCTTAACTAATGATTTCAGGCAGAAACAGAAAGATTGATAACTCGCACTCACATAGCCGCGAAGGAATATCATGGGCTTGCGATTTTGCAAAACTATCAGACAGCGGCACTCTTTCCGGTACTTCTTATGAATTCACTGGAATACCCGCTACCGCTGAAATGATAAAGATTGTGTATCGCAACATATCGCTTGATGGCACTGATGAGCTTTGTTTACAGCTTGGAAACAGGGCTGGGTATATTTCATCTGGATACACTGGATACACGCGGGAAAACGTAACACATACCGCATGGGCTGCTGACATGGCGTTATTGCAAATATCAAGCCTTGCTGCATATTCGCATGTTGGCGAGATAACGCTCACGAAAATGGATGACAATATCTGGCATATCAGGGGCGACGAATTGATATTAAGTGCTGGCACATATCCTGCGCTTGCTCTTGGTTATGTTGATGTTACTGATTATCTGACCAGTGTTAAATTATTAACAAACGGCGCAAACAGTTTTGATGCCGGTAACGCTTCACTTTATTACCTTGGATAAGGAGGTTCCTCATGCCTGAAAAAGACTTAAATAACTATGTCAGCCTGCAGTATATATGGGTGCCTATTTTATCCATACTAGGGACTATTGTTAGTTATGCGGCAAAGGTCAAGCGCGGGGAATCAAGCTGGTCTAATATCAGAGAGGTTGTTGGCGAGCAATTCACTGGCGTTTTTGTTGGAGTTGTAACTTTTTTTGCGTGTGAGGCAAGCGGATTTCAGCCATTATGGACGGCAGTAATGGTTTCGATTACCTCTCAAATGGGGTCAAGAGCCATAGATTTATTCGAGACAATGCTTAAAAAGTTTCTTGAAAAAAGGATGGGTAAATAATGCTTATTTCAGTGGTAAAGACGGATGTTGATGAAAAAGGCTTTGTTGGTCGACTGATGGTTGATGGAGTTTTTCAGTGTTATTTGCAGGGCGAATTACGGCAAGGCAGGATTACGGTAGGAAAGCGTGTAGGCGAGGGATGCCTAGAGCAGTCAAGGGTGGCATATACTGCGCTTTTTGATAAAATAGAGCTTGCACTTTTGCAAGGTGATAAGGTAGAGATTGAAATTATTTAGGGGGTTGCTATGAATGTGAATGACGAAGGTTTTAAAAAGTATCTGGATATTACGTGGACTGCAAGCCAAACGTCTGCTGATGTAAATCTTAAAGGCGGCACGCTGGTTGGCATCCTGTTTACAGGCGCTATTTCCACTGACACCACAATGACGTTTTCAGCAAGTATTGATGATGCTACTTATTATCCTTTGCTTGGGGTTACTGTCACGGTGGCGGGTTCTTCAATGTGCCCTATTGACCCTGTGCCAATGGCTTGCGTCAAGCGTATTAAAGGGATTTTCCCGACCACCAATCAGACATTAACCGCTAAACTGATTATTCAGCCGGTGGCGTGATGTATATCTTTCACCAGAAAAGCAGGTTGCGAAAAGACAGGGTTAATGACTTGCCTTTGGCTAACAGTCTGAAGGCGGTTGTCGGTGCTGACGCTACCATGACAAGGGCATCTGACGCCTCATACGTTGACCGTGACGGCGTGTTGCAGTTTGTCGGCAGTAACGTGGCAAGGTTTGAGCGCAACGGATTATTGATTGAGCCTGCTGCTACTAACATAGTAGAGGACGGCAGTGACTTAACCGCTGGGACATGGGTTCCTCAATCATCTACGGTTGTGGCTTCAGGGTTAGCTCCTGACGGCTCTGCCAATTCGTACAAGATAACCGCTACCGATGTTGATGCTGGGATGTTTGCAATATGTAGCGGTACGTCAAAGTGCTTTTCAATATGGCTGAAAGCAGGAAGCGTATCATCTGTGGTGTTGTTAAGCAGCGCATTTGATGGCGGTGCAGCAACGCTAACTAATGAATGGTGCAGATACTATGTTTCATGCCCGTCTGCTGCTGTTGCTTATGTAATAGCGTTAAGCGCTGATGGCAACTCCGCAACTATTGGCGATTATATTTATGCTGCGTTTGCTCAAGTTGAGGCTGGCACATTTCCTACGTCATACATTGCAACTTCTGGTGGTTCTGCCGCAAGAGCTAAAGACGTTGTTGATGTTTCATCTGCTGCATTCCCTGCTGCTAATGCAGATTATACCGTGTCGGTTGAATACGATATTCTCGGCGCTATTGATAGCGTAACCGTTCCTCAAGCGGTGTGGTCGCTTACAGGCGAAACATATCGTTATCTGCTCGCTGATCTTGAGAATACCGCCGGTATTTCTGCTAATTTCATTTGCGGCGCTGCTGTAACTGACAAGGTAGGCGATACCGTAACCACTCCAAGCATGAAAGTAGTGGCAAGGATGGACTCAACAGGGGTTGCTGGTACAAGTGTTTTATCCATGTTTTACAGCGGGCTTAAAGACACGCAGTCAGGGATAAGCGGTTTTCCTGCTGGGTCTAAAACATCGTTGGCAATAGGGCATCAAGGCGGGAATAATCAGCTTTGTGGGCATATCAGGCGACTAGTGGTATATAACAGGGCGCTAACGGACAGGGAGTGCAAGTACGCCTAGTTGCGAATAATATTCGCATAGAGTATTGTGAAGCTGAATCAAGGAGGTTTTATGTTATTATTCTTGCTAGGCGTTACAGCACAATTCTCGATAGCTTTTTGCCTGATATGGTTCCACTGGAAAACAAGCGGTGGAATGCTTGATTACTTGCTCAAGGATGCATTTTCTTGTTTTGACTCGGTGGAAAAAATGGTTGTAATGCTCCCAATGCAAGCCGTTCTTACCTACTACACTATTGATATTGCTTATATGTATGTGGTGCCATAATGATAGCCTCCCGTAAAATATCTGACCTTCACCCTAAAGTCGCTACGCTTTGCAATCTGTTTGTTGAGCATTGCGACGAAGCTGGAATTGATGTTTTAATCACTAGCACATATCGTGATAACGAATCGCAGAATGCCCTGTATGCTCAAGGGCGCACTACTGAAGGACACAAAGTAACCAATGCCAAGGGCGGGGAATCCTTCCATAACTACCGATTAGCTTTTGATTTCGTTCCCATGCTTAACGGTAAATGCGCGTGGTCAGATACGGCACTGTTTAAGCGGTGCGGAAAGATAGCTGAAGAATGCGGGCTAGAGTGGGGTGGTAATTGGGGTAAATTTAAGGATATGCCGCACTGCCAGTATACAAATGGACTAACAATATCCGACCTTAAAGCGGGGAAAATGATATGAAAAAAGACAAGGATGCGGATTTATTGGCTTATTTAGTTGTTGGCGCGATGGTTACTATGTGCGCTGTTTTATTTCTAATGATGGGTCTTATGTAATGCTTTATGAGGATATTTGCAAGTACAAGTACCGGCTGCTAGAAAACGAGGAATTCGATACCGGAATCACTGGCATCTACGCTAGTACCGAATATCTGACAATTTTTGACACTGGGCTGATGATAGCGAAAAAGCACTATTGTTGGGACGGGGCAAGTGGTCCGACTATCGACACCGACAACACAATGAGAGCCTCTCTAGGACATGACCTACTCTATCAATGTATTAGGCTTGGCATACTGTCACAATCCCACAGGGAAGCCGCTGATAAGCTCTTGCGCAAATGGCTGCTAGAAGATGGAATGAGCCATGTCAGGGCGCAATTATGGTATGAAGGCGTCAGGGCTTTTGGCGGGCTGCATACATAGCCGCATCATGGTTATCCCTGCTTTCCTTGCACGTTTTACACAGTGAATAATAACGAGTGCGCTCACCTAAAAACGACATATCGAAGTATTCTTGGTGCTGCTTGCAGAAAAACATATTTGGAATCGGGGGGGCTTTTCCGGCTTTGGCATTATCAACACCTTGGCATTTTACGCATCGTTTTGTTGACGTATACCGAATACTGCCTCCATCCTTACGGCATATTTCGCCGTGAAACTTCTTGATTTTAAATAACTTGGCTTGCTCGTAGTTTTCAGCAACTGTGAAAGCGGTGATAATCATCCTACAAACCCGCCCATTGCGCCGCCCTTAGCGACTGTTAGAAACTCAAAATCGGCACAATCATAGCCCATATCTGTGACGATTACTTGAGTGTGCGAGTAGATCAGGTGTTTCGACGGATTATCTTGGTGCGTAGTGCATGAATGACGGTGCATACATTTATCATTACTGCATAAAACTAAATAACTATTGCTCACTGCTTCACCCATGATCTGCTGCGGTCTAACTCGCCAGCGTCTTTATGGTAGTAAATGGCTGTCATATCCCTGATGCTTCTGTAACCGCTAGAGTGTGACCACGAATCGCCAGCAGCAAGCGTTCTGTGGCTTTCTACCGTGCATCCAGGGAAGTCGTGATGCGTCTTTGAGTGGATATGCCCCATATGAATATGCCGGTGTAGTGTAGCGCCCCACATTTCAGGGACATCGTGCGCCATAATCAGCGGCATCTGTGCTGGTTTCGCATAGTCGCCATGAGTCGACCCTAGCAACACTCTGCCGTGCTGGTAATACCAGAATTTAGATATTGAAGGCTCAATAGTCACTCGCTTATCTTTGCAGTAATACGCTTGCAGCACCTTTGCCAACATTTGACTTGTTAAATTGTCGTGATTCCCGATATTGTTCTGCACCACCACACGGGAATGCTTGCGAAGCGAATAGTCAATACAGGTACGCATGAGTTGTATGCCGGTATCCATAACACGCGACCACCTACCGTCAACATCCAGCTTGTGACCGGAATTAGTGAGCTGGGACTGATTATCTGCATGATAAAAGTCGCCTAGATTCAGAATTACAGCTACACCGCTTGCCGGTGATCTATCCACTAAATCAACCATTGCCCCGCATAAATTCCTTTCAGCTATTTCGCAGTCAAAATTTGCCCCGCCGTTCTCCTTGCCATAGGCATATAAACCAATATGAGGGTCTCCAAGGCAATAACAGGTCATCATATCCTTGTCTGCTATCTTTGGACGCGGGACGGGTTTCGCTAGTCCTTTATACGGTTCTGCGAGTACCTTACAAGCCTCTGTAAACGACTCCAGTAAATCCTGCTGCGCTACATTTGTTTTCACCCATTGAGATTTGATGACACCATCACCGTCATACAAGGTCGATACGCCTTTGACGATGTGAGTAGCTGGTGTTGGGTGGGTCATATCGTGGGCTGGAGAATAGCCGCGCAAAGCCGCTCTTTGTGTTAGCTTATCAACTAATTCTCGCAGCCTCTTGCCGTCTATCCCTAGCTCCATTCCAGCGCGATACGCAGTACCGTGATCAATCAACGCCTGAAACCGTACGGTCTCGCGTACAGTCTCGCAAAACTCTAGCAGCTTCGGGTCAACGTCTTTATAGTTTTTTTTCACTCGGCATCGTCATCCTGTAGGAAAGCACCTATTTTATCAGATAACTCTATTGCTGGCGTGGTATGTACTGGTGGATGGGGAAGCAGCTTGTCAAGACCTAAAGTCTCCATTTCAATCAGAAGGTCTATGTAATGGCGTGCTTTTTGTAGATCAGCCACCCCGCCTTTGCACCGCCATCTGCTCACATACTTAATTACGTTTCCTTCACAATACGGTATTTCGTTGGCGTGTATGTACTCGATTGGCTGTATGGCTAGTCTCGTATAATGGCTGCCGTTTACCTGTTTTTCCAGTGCGCTAGTCATTGTTTATCACCTTTCATTAGCCAATTGATAAGACTTTTCCGGTATTGATTCTTTTTCCTTTTGTAAAATGCTATTAGCCTGATAGTGATTAAGTCGTCTCTATCGTTGTAATAGTCGCAGATAACCCGCCTTAATGTTTCTGAATTGGCTTTCTCTTTTGCTTGAAGGTCTTTTATCGCGGCTTCCATTTCGTCGTGCGTCATATCTGCGTCCTTGATTAGTGCCGTCCTTGGCGATGAAAATTATACGGCTGGTGTATGGCTGCTACATTCAGTCCGGACTGGTAGCGAGTTAGTGTGCATTGTAAAGAGGCCTACTCAAACCATACACCATGCGTATAAATGCCTTTCTTTTGCGATGTAAGGCTCATCGGGCGGGAGTGAGACCGCACTTCATCCCCTACGGGGGTTCTGCAAGACGGCATTTCTGCCGCCGGATATATCCTACTACCCGATTGTGTCAGGGTTCAGATATTCTTATATAGGCTGCAAATCAACAACGCCGCCCGGATTAGGCTTGTCAATTCCGCTGACAACACAACGGCTCAACGGCGCTGTAATGGTATCAACCGCGCCTTCAACAACCACCAAATCAGTATTTGGCGAATCTACAGCCTGCTCAATGCTTGCTGGCACAGTGTTAATGCGCCCGAAGTATTTGCCGTCACCAATAATATGTAATACACCAATTCCTAAATCCATCTTCTTGCCCTCGTTATGCCTTGCGGCGTTATAAATCCTCAATTAGTTTTAAGACTTCCAATACATACGACAAGCATAAGTCGCACTCCTCATCGCTCGGTAACAACTGTTCCCCACACCCCTCACACCACTCAAGCATAGCCATATTAACCTGCAAAAAACCGTACTACTGAAAACACAGCACCGGCTACTAGCATCCCCACAATGCATCCGGATAAAAACCCATCCCAAAACTCGTTATTTCTTGGCGGGCATAATTCGATGATAGGCTTTGGCGCATTACCGGCAAACTGAATACAAGTCTGCACTTTCTTGATACGCGGCTTCTTTGCTACTTTGTTCATTGGGCGTGGTGATGGTTTCATACTCACTCCTGTACACAAGGTTTATGGTAGTTATACATACACTCATCTTGATAATCTTGACCAGATACATAAATCCAGATTGTCATTATAGCTACGAGAATAATAGCTAGTCTGATATTGCCGTTGCCGTTCATTTTACTGACTCCAATTCATACTCACGGATATTATCTATTCGCTGTAGTGGTTGCGTGGTTATATCCCCGCCGCTTCCTAGCAAATGACTTTGCGTAGATGATACTGGGCTGGAAAACCTTACGCTGTAGTAGCATTTTTCGTATTCGCAAGATGATTTAACAATCATCCCGCTATGAATACCAATGACAGTCCTTACAATATCACCTTCTGAAAACACAGGGTCTTTTGCAAATACGAGGCCACCAATACCGGCAAACAGAATTAAACACAATCCTAAAGTAATAATAAATGTAAAAACCCACTCGCCTATGATCATTTTTTCACCTTCATCTTAAAATGCAATAAATCCCACAGCGCTTCCGGCATGTTGTAATCCGTTTCATCTTCCCACTTCTGAACACAACGCAAGCCACGAGACACTACCGCCCCTAACTGTGACTGCGTTAGTTCATGCCTCACTCTAAACTTCTTGATCATTTTCGGTGTGATTTTCATGTTTACCTCGTATTAAATAATGGTGGGGAAATAGAGACTCGAACTCTAACGCCTTGCGGCACTGGTTTCTAAAACCAGAATGTCTACCATTCCATCATTTCCCCTTGGTCAGGGCGGAAGGATTTGAACCTTCGACCGCTCGGCTCCAAACCGACCACGCTACCAGACTGCGCCACGCCCTGATGTTCACGAATTTAGTACATATTATCCGAATTTAGTGCGCAAGGCAATAATCTTTGCCTTGTATATTTTCTCTATCTGCTTCAATTCATCTACCGTCCATCGCTTTGTATCGTTGGCGACTTCCAGCGCCTCGACATTATCTATCCCTATTTTCTTGATTAACGCTATCCGGTATTCGACCAGATTCCCGCTTTTGTGGTTATTGCACGGGGCGCACTGCTTGTGTACGTTCAATTCTGCAAACCGCAATAAAGAGTGTACTGACGGCCTGTAGTGCCCTGCATGGTACTGTCCAGTATGATGCCTGCCACAACTGATACACGGCTCTTTTCCGTCTCTCAATCGAATGTAGGCGTTAAAAGCCGCTTGCGCTTTCTTTGTCCAGTGTCCGCGGTCAGTATCAAGTAGCTTCCTTCGGGCTTTCGATTGCTCTTTAGTGATTGATTTCTTGCTCTGTGTTCGCGTCCATGCAATAGCGCATTCCATACAGCATACAGACTGCATGGGTTTAGTAGCGGTGAACTCTTGGCTACAGGCTTTGCACTTTTTACTCATACATACCCATGCTATTAGCCGCCATTTCTTTTAGTGTTTCCATCTTGCGTTCATGGCACTTATCGCATTCCAATCTGCCGTCCTTGCCTTTGCGATGCAGTTCTTCAATATGCCGCATCTTGTGGCAAAAGTTACAAATAAACCCGTCTACTTCTTCCATATAATCCATACTCCGTGATATTGAAACCCGTTGTATTCACCCCTATCTTCTACCGATGGTATTTCAGCTCTCGTTTTCTTATGTATCATATCAACCGGATTTCGGTCAAGAATTATAACCGGCTGCTTATCGGTTTCATGGCGATAGGACAGAATTTTTATACCTGACAATACACATAGTCGTATTGCACCTAGTAGTGGTTGTGGGGCATCTTCGCATTTCATATCACACTCCAATAAACAATAAACCCCGCACAGATTAAAATCACGATTAGCGGGAAGCGCGTGTCGTGGGCGATGAAGTTAAGGAGTTTCATTTTCAATACTCATGATTGCGCGTCCGATAATTTCAGGTATCTGTGGCACAACAGCATTCCCGAGTGCTTTTATTCTATCTCTGTATACCCTGACGGGTATCCCATCATCTTTTCTAAAAAGCAGGGATTCACTAGCACTGGGTCGCTCACTGACGACCTCAAAAACTCGTGAAGGTTTTTTCTGTAGGTCGGACTGCCTAAAAATCGGCTTCTGCAAGCCTGCTTTGCTTGCTGCGCTGCTGGGGTAGGCAATAATCCATATTCTGTCCCGCCTGTGACAGGCCCCAATGTAGGAAGCTGGTATACAGTGCCATTCCGCATCATACCCGATCTCGGAAACTTCAGATAGAACCTCTGCAAACCACCCCCCCCCGTATCCATTAAGCAGGTTTGTGACGTTCTCAAAGACCGCGTACTTAGGTCGAGCGTCCCTAATAATTCTACACATATCGTAGAACAGCCCGGACCTTGCTGCTGATATTCCTGCTTGACTGCCTGCTGACGATATATCTTGGCAAGGGAATCCTCCGCAAACAACGTCAACTGATCCTCTGTACTGTGTTCCATCTAAACTCCGTATATCGTCGTGAATTGGTATGTTCGGCCAGTGCTTTGCCAAAACTTTCTGGCAGAATTTATCCTGCTCACAGAATGCTATCGTTTCCATACCAGCGCGTTCAAGCCCAAGACTAAAGCCGCCAATTCCGCTGAATAAGTCCAGAACCTTCACACAAGCCCTCTCAACATTTCCTTGCCGCTTTGGTTTTTCATACTATTAGCCTCGGCATAGATTTACAATGCCATCCCGATCTGCCGCAACGGCTGCGGAAATTTGCAAGTCGATCCAGTCGGCAAGACTTACAGGGCTGTAGTATACGATTCTTTTCAAAAACTCATCGCGGTCAATCATGCTTCACCCCTATAAATCAATTTCAACAATTACTAATTTATCTAACAGCTCACGCAGTTTGCGCAAATCATCTGCATTTCTTAATACCAGAAACATTCCATCTTCTTTTTCGCACAGTGAAATGCCGCTATTTGTAGAAACAGCGCGAAACTCTTTAGGCTTATATTTGGCGACCATGCTGCACCTCTAAATCATTGATTATCTTTTCCAATACCGCCACTAAATCACGCTCCACTTGATCTTTTAGGCATTTTGTTGCAATCCTTACGCTTTCTTCATATTGAGCATCCATCTCTTTGGTATGCGCAATTCTTTGCCTTCTGATTTCACGCTGTAGGATTGACATTAGCACCCCTAGTCTTAATCAAATACAGCTCAAATAGTCCCGCTGGCATACCGTTTACTGCGGCTTCCCATGCCTGCCAAGTTCTGTGCGAAACAAAAACTTTCCTTGCCGCTTCTGGCTGCGTGTGTCCGGCAAGCCTACGAGCGCGCATAATCGCTTCCGGTGTTGGCGGCTGGTATTTAGGCACTTGCCTTACTCCTAATTTCAGTTACCAATTGATTAACTTCTGCGTTGAATTGCACCAGCGCCACTTCAAGCGCGGCAATGTATGCTTCGTCTCGCATGATTCGCTGGATGTAAAGATTGAACGGCGCGACTTGCTCAACATCAAAGCTGATAAAGTCCCACCACTTGCGACCAGTCACAAACATGCAGCCCTGAACTTGAGCCATGTGATCGTCCGGCATTCCGTTGAGCATGGTTTTTATGTGTGCCTTTTCACCGATCGGGCACTTAACTTCTATGCCGCCGTCATCATCCACAAGCCCGTCTGCGCTTGCCCCGATAAACGAGTGAGAAGGGTGCAGCACAAAGCCGACACGCTCCACAAACACACCACGCAAAGCCTCGTATGCCGCCACAGCATGATCTTCGCTGACCGTTCCGTGTTCCATTGCGCGGCTTGATTGGCTTCTGTTCGGCTTACCATTTACACGCTCCGCTACAAGTTCATACATATACGACTCACGGGCAGCGGTAGGCTTTCCAGCTTTCGTCATATCCATAACATCCTTAAACCGGCTGGCGGTAATCTTGCCAGCGCGATCCATGCGCCACTGTTCTGTGCCTTGTTCACTCATTGTCGCCACCTTCTACCAGTGCCGCCTTGCCTGCCTCGATCATTTCTGCAACGGCTTGAGCGCGTTCTTTTAAGCCAAGGTTCATTCCAGAAATAGCATTGCGAATGTTTGGGGCTGTTGCCTGCCACGCTTTACCAAGTCCAGCAACATCGCCGGTTTCTGCCATTGCCTGTAGGTTCAGTTTTGCAGCTTCAAGAACCGCAGGGTCAACCTTTGTCGCCGCATCGTCTGCCGCTTTTTGCGCTGCCGCTGCCACTGTGTTGCTAACGGTTGGTCTAATTGCATCGCGCAATTCTTCGGGAAAATCCTCAATGTCCTGCGTGAATATGTCACTTGCCGCTGTGACATTAAGAGTCATTGCGATCATTGCCCGCTTGCACGCCATTTTCAGGATGATGTTCGCAAGGTCTGC